GGCCCGCGCTACATCGTTGCGCTGCGGGAAGCTATCAAGGCTATCAATGAAACACGATGACGACGACAACATGATCGAATGCCTGCACGGTATCGCGGAGCACGCATGAGCGGCGAGCGCGGCCTGGTGCAGAAACTCCTCGACGCGCAACGGCGCGAGAGGAAGGTGACCGATCCGTTCTACCAGGCCGCCGCCTGGCGCGAGCTCCGCTTCAGGACACTGCAACGTGATCACTGGTGCTGCACGGTGTGCCATCGCAGCGTGCGCGGCAAGGGCGAGAGCCGGGTCGATCACATTGAGCCACGACGCAAGCGTCCCGACCTGGCGCTGGTGCTCTCGAACCTGCGCACGCTGTGCATAGGCTGCGATGCGAAGAGACACAGCGAGAAGGGCGGACATCATGTCGAGCGCGAGCCCGTGGCGATCGATGGGCTGCCGGCGACGTGGAGGTGACATTGTGAGCGGTCCCCTGAAAATCTATAGAGTCGTTACGCAGGACGGCGGAAGCGCTCGCTGCTATCAGTGGTATGCCGCCAGGTCAGATGCGATTGTTGCCGCGAAAGTGTATGCCTCGCAGTATCGCGGGTATGGCCCACCGCGCGTGATGGTCGAGTTGGTGAAGATTGAACCCACCGTTGCAGGCATTGCTGCAGCGCTGCAAGCGTGTTCGACAGATAGTGATCATCACGGCTGGAGCGCACGCGTCGTCGTGTCAACTCAAGCGAAGACTCGGCGACTAAACGCGAAGCACTCGAAACCGAAGGCCCTCGCCAAGATCGGGGGAGTGCGATCGAGTCCGGCGGGGGGGAAGCGAGCGGATCGACGCGAGCCGGCGCACCGGCGACCGGCCCATCGCGCGTTAAAACTTCGGTTTTTCGGGGGCCTGATCGCTGCGTATGATGGCTCAATTTTGGAGCTCAAAGCATGAGGAATAATCGACCGCGACCGCACGCAAACAGCCCGCGATTCCAGGTGACCACCCTGCGTTCCGCGGCAACCGCGCGCGATAGGCTCAAGTGGGCGCCCGTTGTAGCGCCGGCGTCGGATCCGGCCATCCGGGCGACCGAGCTCGAGCTCATGGCAGCGATCCTGACCGCCAGGGCGCCCGCTGACTGGTCTGATCTTGACCTGGTGCTCGTCTCGCGTTTGGCGGGGCAGATGGCGGGGCTCATGAAGGACGAGGAAAGCCTGCGCGCCTCCGGCTCGCTGGTGCCGGCCGGCAAGGACGGCGATGGCCGCAAGCGCAATCCGTTGCTCGACGTGGTTGCGACGCGCTCGACGCTGGTTCACCAGCTCATGAGGCAACTGGGCCTGAGCGTGCCCCGGGTCGATCGGCAGCAATTCGCAGCCGCGGCGCGCGTGATCGACAAGGCGCGCATCTTCGACAAGGATGACGCCGACGGCTTGTTCGCGTAGGAGAGCTCATGAATCTGCCCGTTGCCGTCCGCAGCGCGATCAAGTCCGGGCATGTGCCCAGATTCCGCGAATGGCGTACGTTGCCTGTTGCGCGGCTCACGCAGGGCGAGCGCGTTTGCAAGTTCATCGAGACGCAGATCCCGGTCCCCGAGGGGCCGCTGGTCGGCAAACACATGCACCTGCTGCCGTTCCAGGAAGCGTTCATCCTCGCATTGTTCAATGGGCCGCAGCGCGCCCGCAAGGCAATCCTCTCGGTGGGCAGGAAAAGCGGCAAGACGACGCTGGTGTCCTCGCTCTTGCTCGCTTTCATGCACATGCGGGGACTTACCTCGCGCAATTCGCGCATCAATTCCGCCGCACTCTCGCGCGAGCAGGCAAGCCTCGTTTTCAACTACATGGCGAAGTCGATCCAGCTATCAGAACGCCTGAGCGCGCTCTCGAACATCACCGCGTCGGGCAAGAGGATCGTCGCGCTCAAGACCGGTGTCGAGTACCACGCCCTGGCGGCGGAAGCGGGCAAGGCGATGGGGCTCTCCCCGGCGGTCGTGGTGGGTGACGAGTGGGGCCAGGTGGTCGGGCCGACGCACCCCTTCATCGACGCGATCCTGACCAGCCAGGGCGCTCACGATTCTCCCTTGCAAATAGTGATCAGCACGCAGGCGCCCTCCGATGCGGACTGGCTCAGCTTGCAGCTCGACGATGCGATCAGGAATCCCTCCCCCGAGGTTGTGTGTCACCTCTACGCAGGCGACGAGGGATGCGCGGTTGACGACCCGCGCCAATGGGCCAAGGCGTGCCCTGCGCTCGGTGTGTTTCGCTCCCGCCAGGACGTGGAGCTCCAGGCGCAACAGGCGAAGCGTATGCCGGTCCTCGAGGCGAGCTTCAGGAATCTACTTTTGAACCAGCGGGTGGCCCTCGAAAGCCTGTGGCTCGCCCCTGCGGTGTGGAAGCAATGCAGTGAGCTCCCTGAGCCCGCCATCTTCCGCGATGGCCGCACGGTCTCAGCCGGCCTCGACTTGTCGCAGCGGAACGACCTGACGGCCTGCGTGCTGGCGGCGAAGGACGACCAGGGCGTGGTACACCTCCTGCCGTTCGTGTTCACGCCCGAGCGCGGCATCGCCGAGCGGGAGCTGCGCGACCGGGCGCCCTACCAGGCGTGGGTGGGCAGCGGGCACTTAATCGCCGTGCCGGGCGCGACGATCGACTACGACTTCCTGTTTCAGTGGCTGCGGATACGCCTGGACGACCTGGGTATCCGGATCGACGTCTGCGCTTTCGACCGCTGGCGCATCGCCGAGGCCAAGAGCGCCGCGGAGAGGAACGGGTTCGTGGTCAACGTCTGGTCGGAGGTCGGCCAGGGCTACCAGTCGATGAGCCCGCGGGTGGAGCACTTCGAGACGCTTCTCCTGCAAGGGCGCATCCGGCACGGCGCGCACCCGCTTTTGAACATGGCAGCGTCGAACGCGATTGCGATCAAGGACGCGGCCGGCAACCGCAAGCTCGACAAGGCGAAGTCGACGCAGCGGATCGACCCGCTGGTGGCCGCGGTGATGGCGGCGGGCGTTTTCATGGTGCAGGCGCCCGTGTTCGACGTGCAGGCGCTGATAGCGTAGCCCCGGCATGATGCGATTTTGATCGAAAAATCAGATTGATATGCCATTTGATTTGGAAATACGGTCGGGGTAGGCTTCGCCGTCATGGACATCCTTCGCCCTGGCAGGCGCGAGCGCGAGAAGCGCAAGCAGGACGATCAACCCCAGCGTAAATCCATAGCGCAAGCGATTGGTGGCTCCAGCGGAGTCACCGATGGCCGAGACCGCCGCTGACGTAGTCAAGCGTCTCCCGCTCGTCCTCGAGAAGTCCGCCGCGCCCGAGTACGACGCGCGCTTCGTGATGTCAGCGTCCTCGCCGGACCGCGTCAAGGACACGATCGACCCCGCCGCCTACCGGCCGCACCTCCGCAAGCGCCTGATCGCCCTCTGGCAGCACGAGCGCGAGAAGCCGATCGGCTACTGGCAGAACCTGCAGGTCGTCGCCGGCGCCCTGGTGGGCGAGATCAAGTTCGCCTCGACCGCGCTCGCGCAGATGGTGAAGACGCTGATCGCGGACGGGGTGCCCCTGGGTGCCTCGATCGGCTTTCGCGGCCGCGGCGAGCCCAATGACCAGGGCGGGGTGCACTTCTCCGAGCTCGAGCTTCTCGAGACCTCCATCGTATCGGTGCCCGCGCACCCGCGCGCGGTGCAGATCGCCAAGCAATACGGAATCACCTTGCCGGATGCCGCAGGGCAGTTGCCCGCACGCGAGCGTTCGGCATCTCCCTCCCCGTCGGCAGTTGCCGCGCGCAGTCCCCTACAGAGGAAAACCATGAGCAAGACCATTTCTCAGCTCGTCGTCGAGACCCAGGATGCGCAAGTCGCGCTCGTCGACAAGCTGGCGGCCGAGAGCACGAAACTGGGCGAGAGCGCCGCCGGCACCGACGAATTCACCACCCAGAAAGCCATCGTCGACGGCATCGACGCCGAGCTCCAGGCGGTCGACGGCAAGCTCGCCTCGCTCAAAAGCGCCGAGGCCCGCCTTGCAGCGGGAGCTAAACCGGTGACGGCCGACGCTGGCGAGATCGCCACGGCAGCGATCCTGAAGGCGCGCGGCATCAGCAAGGACACGGACCATCTGCTCGGCAAGCTGGCGCTCTGCGTATACGAATCGCGCGTCAAGTCGATGGCGATAGACACCGTCGCGGCGCAGCGCTTTCCGAACTCGCAGGCGCTCGAAACGCTGATCAAGGCGGCGCAAAACCCGGCGATGACGAACGTGCCCGGATACGCGCAGGAACTCACGCGGCAGACATACGGGCAGTTCCTCGAACTGCTGCGCGGCAAAGCGATCCTGCCGCAGTGCGTGCCCGCTGCGCTCTCGCATTCGTTCGACGGCGCGAGC